CAATCAATGCCTACGTAAAAAAAAACGTTCTGATAATATTCACATTAGATAAGACCACTCCATCACGGAATACATGCAGAAATTACATCATTCGTCAACTATTTACGGATCCATATTGAATTTAGCCCGAAAAAGCATATATTTTATGTTATTTTTGCGCGGGAATTATGTCATGGGATATTTTGGTGCAGAATATTTCTGCGCTGGATATTATGGTGTAGATCCTAACCGAAGCACGTCAAAATATCCTGATTAAAAATGTCTCTAATTTTATCGAAAGATCGGTGTCCGGGTAAATAGCTTAGGGTCTAGAGTAAGTTAATATTTTCAAACAGAGTTTGTCTAGACGATTTCAATGAGAACATACACAGTATATGAAAAAATATTCCCTATTAAATTGAAATGTGGGCCATCGGTGGTTTTTGGCAATAAGTTTATCGCATTAAGCCTCAAGTAAAATCTGGGTCTGAACTCGCTTCACGCATGGTTTCGTGGTATTATAGTTCTTGGATATTCAAGCGTCGTGATAATTAACTAAATGTGACAGTTAACTAAAGTCGTGATATTTATCTCTTATCGAGTACAAAAGTTTGTGTTCGAAAGATTTTTTTTTTGGCTTCAAAGATGCAGCTAACCGATAGTTTGCCATGGACCAAAAAATTTTCGTATCTTTGCTTAGAATATTGATAGTTCCGGTCTTATCATAGGTGCTCCACCAATTGTTCCGAGTTAGTGTTTTACAAAATATCATTTAAACCAATGAAAACTTGGAAATATCCAAAATTTTATTCTCGATCCGACTTGCCAGTAAGTCGCGCTTTGTGAAGGTATTTTTATCTTTTCATTTTGACCACCTTCAGTGGGTCAAAATGGGCATGTTCCACATGTTCCGGGGTTTTGGAGTCACAGAGTTCTCTGCACCTTCACACGATGTTCAGAGTACCCGCTGTTCACTACTCTTATATATTATTATTATTATTATTTTTATTATTATTATTATTATTCACCAGAGAGTAGTAGTATAGTGGTCACCTGGCTAGAGGCCTCCGAAAACCCTGGAACATGTGGAACATGAGATTTCTGGGCGCCTTAAGAAAGACCAATTGTCAAAAAAAAAAACCAACCACGTTTGTCCCGTTTGCCTGACCAGCTAATTAACAAGTGAAGTTTGCAAATCCTGGTATTTTTTATTTTTTTTGAAAAAAAAAACTAAATTCCCACAAATCATAGCTGGTTCCACATTATGTGGAACCAGCATTGCGAGTCCGTAACCATGCTTGTCAGAAACCAAGATTTACAGAAACATTACTTCAATAATCCAGCAAACCTGTGTAAAATCTACAAGAATAAATAGACAAAGAATTGATGGAAAGAATTTATTGATGTTTATAAATTGGTAGTAGTAAGATGACCGACGAGGTCATCAGATGCTTTTCCTTATTTATGGCATTGGCGCTTGCACACCTCCCTCTCCCACTGCTTGCGCTCTTCGTTTTCCCGCTCCTATTTTTGCCGCTCTCGTTTTTCCCGCTCTCGTTTTTCCCGCTCTTGTTTCTCCCGCTCTTGTTTCTCCCGCTCTCTTTCTCGGCGCGTCATCTCTTCGGCCGCTGCTCTGCTGGCTTCGTCGCACATAGCGTTGCGTCTCATGTTAATGAAAAAAAATAATTTCGAAGTCCAAATATATCAAATCGAAGTGAACGGCTTCTGAAAGCTGAATGTTTCAAATACGGCAATCATTGACAGTTTTATACTTGATCCTGACCGCAGAATGTAAAAACCTGAAATATTCATTTTCCCTTTTTCTAAATATATCACGCGATGATGTTTCAGGAAAACCGCACTGACCCAGTGAACACATGACCTAGGTTTGACATCCTGGTGAGTCACAGCTAGATGATAAAATTTTACGTAATTTTGACATACCAGCGACATCCTTCGTCGACTAAAATATGATCTAAGAATAAATAGTATAATTCTGACCTAAAGTAGATCATAATTATGTCAGATTGACATCATTTCTATATCATTTATGTTAGGTCAGTATCTGATGTCACTAGGTGCGAAATTATGAGTCATATATGAGTCAGTCATGAGTCATAACTTATGTAAAGCATGTTATGAATGATATCATTCTGACGTCATTATGACGTCAATGTGTTCACTGGGTGATCGATCACCGGCACATACACCATATATTATTGAAACAAAAATATGTATACTGGAATTTCAAAGTTTCCAATTGTACGTCGATGCAGTCAATTGTGCGACGTTAAGTAAATGAAATTTCGAATAGACAAGTCTATTGCACTTACACACACACACACACACACACACACACACACACACACACACACACACACACACACACACACACACACACACACACACACACACACACACACACACACGCAAAATGTCTCAATTACATGGCAATCCATAATCAGACACTTGCAGCTTATTTTGGCAGTAGCGTTGCGTCTGATTTTGGCTTTGTTAAAATGCCGTACTATCAATGATTATCGTCAGTTTTTATCGACACTAGGATGAAATTTTAATCGGAAATTAAATTATACATGATACGCTTGTTTCAGCATATCGCGACCTGAAATTTGTCATCGTATGAAAATTCCATTGATGAATCATCGAGTAGACATTGTACAAATTTATATGTGACAAATAAACAACAACAACGGTTGGCAAAACCACTGACATAATCAGGGAATAATGCCTATATATGTGAGTTCACCGTAATATTTTCCCCAATAGGAAAACCACAGTATTATTACACATGCAGCAATGAAATCATACGCCAATCATACATAGTGTTGTGTACGGAGCCCGCAAAATTTTTAGGTAAAACGAAACAATGTACTTATGCATGTGCTCATGTTGGAAGAACCAAACTGACCAGCCGTGTGCGATTCAAATGATCGATTAACTATAAGTATGATATCGTTAATTAAATGTAGAGCCTTGCATTGACATTTGGTTGCTGATTTTTTTGCCCTGACTAGATCCCGTGTCAGTTTCGTTAGTGACATAATCAAGAATGAATGCCCACATCTGGCAGAACATTCTGATAATATTTGTATGAAGAAATTAACATAATTACGTACACATGCACTTATTAAATAATAAGTGAAACATTAACGTGCGTGATTAACGCTAACTTTCAGTGACACTCGTATATGACATTTTGACGGTATAAAAAAAGTCATCGATGAATTAACGAGTAAGCTATGTGCAAATTTTATACGTGACAATGATACAGCAACGATTGGTAAAACCATTGACATAATCAGGGAGTAATGCCCATAATTGGAAACTCGTACTGTTAATATTCACATTAGGAAAACCGCAAAATTATTACACATGCAGCAATGAAATCATATGTCAATCATACATAGTGTTGTGTACGTGAGCCCGCGAAATTTTTAAGTAAAACGAAACAATGTACTTGTGCACACTGCACCATTATTACACATGCAGCAATGAAATCATATGTCAATCATACGTGATGTTGTGTACGTGAGCTAAAACGAGACAATGTACTTGCGCACATGCTCATGGTAAAAATACCAAACTGATCAGCCGGTGCAAGTCTACGACTAAAATGATCGATTAACTATGTGTGAGATATCGCCATTATTTAAATTTTTGCAGTACATGATAGGCCATTGACAGACATTTTGAGATTAATTCGTCCATTTGGCAGTACGTTCTGATAATGGATTCAAAAATTTTCAATTTAATATTACTGCTGTCAATTGGGTTGGTGCAAAAAATTCCTATTGTGTTTAAAAATTATAACGTGTAATTAA